CTGGATTTTGGGTTACGACACACCTCTGATAAACAGATTAATGTGCAGATAACTGCAGAAGAAGACACTCCTAACCATAGGTATAGAAGATTGAGCGCCAAAAGAGACTCTTCTTGGTAGTCCAACCTCTTGGGGCTTTGCCTGAGAAGACGATCTCGAGCCACCGTCTTTGATCCTTTGAAAACCAACCCTCCAAAGGACAAGGATAAGACGACTGGTAGTACTCGATAAAGCGGCAGAATTCATGATCCCACATCGCTCCGCCTAACCACAGGCCGATCAATCTCGAAAACGAGACATCTAACGATAGAACGTTAGATTCGGGGTACAGGGCTAGCTTAAACCACTCATCCGTAGGCCGATATACGTGCCCATTCCTATACTTAGTGCCAAGTAACTTGAAATCCGACGGATCAGTCGTTTTCTCGCACTTTTCAGGATGAAGGATGAAGCCTAAACCATTAGAATCGCGTCCCGCTTGATCAAGGGAGAGAGATGCTCCCGATCGGAACGCGCTGTCGTCCCCTAGCACCTTCAGTGATCGTATCTCGACTGATTGGCACTCCGCAAGATAACTAACAAGGATATAGTTAACTACGGAGTCGATCATTCCTGTGAACCAGGAACCTGAAGGCACTCCACGGTACTTTCTGAACATGCGACCGTCTGGCATGAGGATGGGTGTGTTGATGAAATACCACACCATCGCGTCCCACACGTTTCGCCACTTCTGTGCTTCACGCTTGGAGACTTTGTCTCCCTGGAATGTCTCCCAGTTAATATTCTGCCTCAGAATATTGAAAGCCACACGAATTAGCCACGCGGGTACGGAGGTGTCAAACGATGAAAAGTCGATTCCATAGAGAGTTTCACCTTCCCTTAAATTCACAGTCCACTCGGTATACAAGCGTTGTGAACTCTTCCCGTTCAACAATGGAGATTGAGGTTGATCCATGAATTGTCTATACATCCTTGGTGCATATTGGCCCTCAACCACCAGCATCTCTGCGGGGTAAATCCAAACTAAACGGGTTTTCGGGGCACCCATCTCTGACATGGCCCCTCTTTGACCCGCCAGGCACGGAGGGAACTGTACCTGGGTTGGATTGAAGCAAGCTTTACCATCTTGTTTTAACCGGTGGCCCAGCCACCTGGTCTCATGATAAATCTCCTCCATCACATCCCCTTTACGGGAACCCATGAATGTGACACCTGCAGCCGTATCACGGCGCAGGTATTGGCCTACTTGGTGCCAATCCAAAGGTTCGGTTTTCCAGGGGAGTTTGAAGGCCTTTTTCGCTTTACCGATGGCTTTCGCCATCGCACGACGTTGATCACGATTCAAACTAAGAAAGGAGTTCTTTTCGCCACTGAACTTTAACAGTGACTGATACATGCCTGGAGTACCCTGGGGGCGTCGCGTGTATCCTCGAACTTCCTCGTACTTACTTCGAGAAAAAGTTTTTAGTGTTTCCCTCACCCAAGGGTCGGTATTTGACGAACTTGAATAGGTGCCGTATCCACCATATTTTGCAATTTCGGCAAGGGTGGGGGAAGAAAAGTCGGATGGTATGATCTCTTCACTGTTGGTTGACCTGGCGCGACCAGAGCGCAGGTGGGATTCGTCAATTAAATGGGACCCCTCAGTGAAGACATCATGTGTAGTTGGATCTGAGCTGAAATCATCCATTTCGTGGCTCAGAAGTAAAGAAGGCAAAAACCTCTGATAAACAGAGTACTTGGGTACGCTGGCCAGAGAGATCAGCGCGATTTCGCCTACAGGGCTTTCACCTTCTGTGGCGGCTCTTTCCAGAGCCTTCGGCTATCGCCTGATTTGATGACTCTCCGGGGTTCCCCTACTAGCGCCCCGCAACCCCGGACGGGCTTGCGCCAATCCGGTTTAGGCTGATCCCTTTTCGCTCGCTGATACAACATATACTTAGAGATTATTTCTTGGCAGTCTGACTATCTGGCTTCGTTCCGTCGAAACTTCACTCCTTCAGTAACTCAACTCAGTATGCGCATTTAACTACATACCTCAACATCTTGCTACCTCTCCCAGGTCAACCATCGCCTAGGCCCAGAATCATCTCCTGCGTCATCCCATC